CCGTTACAAATCTTCCGTAAATTCCATTAATTTCTTTTGTTTCTACATAAAGACCCTCCCCAATTGGGGTTCTGGGAAGTGGGGTTTTGAGAAGTATTTTCTTGATATCAATACGAGTTTCGGGATTAAATTGTTTATTTACCGTTGCATTAAACATACCGGGGTTCAATTTACTTACAACAAAACTTACGTTTTTCGATTTGGGAGATGGAACTGGGGTATTTTTACCAAAGTCGATAATATCATTTACATTGTTATTGCTATTGGAGTTATGAACAAATTGTGCAAATTCACCATAATTTTCATTACTCATTATATTTTTTTCCAATCTTGGTGGAAATACTTGAGGTTTTGGTGCAATCCCAAGTTCCATCTCAATTTCTCTCGTAAGAGCGTTATTTGACGCAGTAGTCGAGACAGAACTCGGGCTATTTGTGTTGGGAGTCCTTACCTGTACCCCCGACTGCCTGACGAACTCTCTGAGCTGCTGGCTCATTATTACTATTGGTCGGTATTTTTTTTAGTAATCTTCATTGAAGCCAAGTGATTCCTCGACCACATCAAGACCGTAAATAACCGGTTGTCTTGGGTATGTCCTTCCCTTGTAAGTAACCATCTCATCCCTGACTTCAATATCCCTAGAACTAAATGGACCTGCGTAGAAATCCTGGTTGAATTTGTGTTTCCCAAGGTTATTTGCTTGGCAGTGTGTATTAAACACCTGGACAAACAACTTTTGTGGCACGAATAGATCTTTTCCGAAAATGATATTGGTACTTTCCAAGAAGTTGTGAAGAGTGCTTGCAACCATCGCCACTTGTTTCTGGATTTTCTTGAAGTACTCCGGAACCACATTCCAGATGTCCTTATTTCTATATTTACTTGAGTAATCGAGATATGCCTTCACACACTTCAGTAAAATAATTGGTAATTCACTGTCCAACTTTTCGTCGAGTTGGGGATCTGCATCTCTCACCTGTTTAGCGAAGTTCCATGGTAAAATACGTCGAAGAACTGATCCTGAATTATCTTTCCAATTGGGAACTTCATTACCACCTAAAACACCCGGAACCTTCCATTCAATGGACACGGCGGTCTTATTCTTAACGGCAACCGAAACATCTTCACCCGAAACCATAGATTGAAACTCCGCTTGTTCAAGAGCCAAATCACCTTTCACCTCCGGTGCAATAAACATGAAAGAATCCTTGATCGCTGAAAGTCCAAACTTCTTTTCGATATTATTTGAAAGGGTACCTACATCTTCTGGTTCATAAAATTTTTTAAAAACTTTTGTAATGAGAGTGGATTTACCCGAGCGCGCGATACCTTTGAAGAATGGAATGACTTGCCAACCATCCAATTCCCCAACATCAAAACAGAGGCGACCACCCATAACATATGCCCAGTGGCATACTTCATCCTCCAACTTTTGGTATTTCAAAATTGAATCAAAATATGGGGTTGGGATATCTTGCCAACGTTCCAAGTGTGAGAAGTCGTCAAACTGTTGATCAAAATACTTGCATGCAATAATAGTTGGATCCAAGCAACGGAATTCTTGACTATCATATGGGTAAAAACAACAATCATAGACACCACGATCTGGAATCCACTCCTTCCCCACAAAGACACCATTTTTGAAGCTCCAAACATGGCGTCTCTTTGTAATCTCTGGGAACTGAGCGTCAATACACTTTGACATGTTATCAATGACATCCCGAAAGACCGTGCCACGACTTGTAAAGTTTTTCCAAGTTGCAAAGTCGTCATCTTTTTGGGCAAGGGAATAAACAAACTGTTCAATGGAGAACTTTGGTTGCCATGCTCGGGTTCTATGCCCTTCTACAGTACGTATTTCTTCGCAACACTGTCCTTTGTATCTTCTATAACCAGACTTGTATGTTTGATCAAGAGAATATAACAGACACTTTTGAAATGGTGTTGAATTTTCAATTTCTTCATCATCCATCGTTGATGGGTCTCCGAGAGCTTTGAATTGTGGTTGTGCGGTTGGGTTATATACTCTTTCAAATGAAAGATAGTGTCGTCTAATATTCTCGTATCCATCACCCACCTGTTTCAAGATATTATTAATTTTAGTCACAACTGTAGCTCCGCTCTCATCCAATTCATTTTTATGCATTTTTAAGTCTCGGGCACGATTTTTCAAATTTATGAGGTATTGTCTGCATCTATCACGACTACCTTTAATCGCATGTAACTCAACTTTAGAGGGATCGAGATTTCCATTTTCATCAAAGTTGATATGATGAATGTACTGTCTGTAGCCCAAATTTCTAGAATCTGTAAAATCATTTGACTTCAAATTCCATACACTTTCCCATTTATCAACTGTGTTTTTAACACCATCTTCTTTCATCGAAAGGATATCTAGTTTATGGAGCTCCGCGAGTGCTTCATACTTATTAGGTTCCTTATCGATGAAATGGGTTTGGTCCATTTCTATGATTTATCTATACACGATTTTTGTTTCTAAGCTTATTTTTGGGATTGCATTTTGGCAAGCATTTTAATTAAGATCTTATTTTGTGTTTCTAATTGGTAACAAAGATTTACTAAAGCTGAACACACGGTATCACCGTCTGGGGTCGCGAGGAGAGAGGACATGAGACTCGCAAGATCCATGCCTTCATCTTCATCTTCTTCGAAGAAATCCCCTTCATCTTCTTCGATATCGCTCGTATAAATTACTTCCTCTTCCTCTTCCTCCTCTTCCGATACAATTTCACCGTCTTCAATTTCATCAACCGATTCTTCTTCCTCAGGGCGTGAGTCCATTTTAATCTACACTGAGAATTTTTGAAATTAGAATTTTCGCACCCGGTGCGATTTCAGCCAGAAAAAAAATCTTGGTATACAGTACAAAAACTCTCACAATGGCCGGTGGTCTCATGCAACTTGTCGCTTACGGCGCCCAAGACGTCTACTTGACTGGTAACCCAAAGGTTACTTTCTTCCAAGCTGTCTACAAGCGTCACACTAACTTCGCGATGGAAAACATCGAACAAACTACTAACGGTACCGCCGGCAACTCAGGCCGTGTGTCCGTGACCATTGCCCGCAACGGTGATTTGGTCGGTGACATGTACATCGAACTCCTCACCAAGGCTGGTATTACCACCAAGACTGGTGCCGCGGATGGTAACTGGGTTGCCGAGCGCGCGCTCGCGTCCGCCGAACTCTCCATCGGTGGCCAACGCATCGACAAGCACTACCAACGCTGGTGGCGTTTGTACTCCGAGCTTTACTTGGATGAATCCAAGAAGGCTGTCTGGGGTAAGATGACCACTGCCGAGGCGGAAAAGACTGTCTATTTGCCACTCATTTTCTTCTTCAACCGCAACCCAGGCTTGTACTTGCCTTTGATTGCCTTGCAATACCACGAAGTCCGCATCGACTTCGACTTGTCCTCCACCTTCGAAACCTACCTCAACACCAGCACTTTCAAGGTCTGGGCGAACTACGTGTACCTCGACACCGAAGAGCGTCGTCGTTTCGCGCAAAAGGGTCACGAATACCTCATCGAGCAAGTGCAACACACCGGCTCTGACACCGTCACTGCCGGTTCTACCACCAACAAGCGCTTGTCCTTCAACCACCCAGTTAAGGAGCTTGTGTGGTGCCTTAACGACCCAGCGACCGCCAACGCGACCACTGCCATGTGGAACTTCACCAAGGCGCCAGCGGCTACGGACATCGTTCTCGATTCCGATGCGTTCGCCGAAGCGTCTGGTAACTGCTACGTGCCAACCACCTTCGCGTCTGGCGTGCCACTTGTGAAGTGCGGTGAAGATGGTTCATCCCGCAAGTTCACTGAAGAGCAAGTTGGTCCATTGACCACCTTCAAGCTCATCCTCAACGGCCAAGATCGATTCAAGGCTCAAAAGGGTAAGTACTTCAACCAAGTGCAAGCGTACAACCACCACTCTGGCTGCCCATACCCAGGTGTGTACAGCTACTCCTTCGCGCTCAAGCCAGAAGAGCACCAACCAACCGGTACTTGCAACTTCTCTCGTATTGATAACGCGCAAGTTGCGGTCGAACTTTCGGATGCGTTGTGCCCCAACACATCTCTCAACATGTTCGCGGTTAACTACAACGTCCTCCGCATCCAATCCGGTATGGGTGGTTTGGCCTTCTCCAACTAAGTTGTTGATGGCTTAAATATATAAAAATTCGATCGCGTAATACAAAATTAAGTTTAAAAATTGATTAGCACATCATTTTTAAATATAATAATATAGTAAAATGGAACAAGAACCTCGAGGAGCTAGCAAATCGCAACAAACTGGATTTATTATTTTGGCTACTGTGCTCGCAGCAAGTATGATTGTCGGGTTTTATATGATAAGAAAAGGGTAATAAACAATAGATACGTTCATTAAATAAGAATGCGAGACATTTATACAGATGGAAGTTGTTTAGGTAACCCAGGACCTGGTGGATGGGCGGTGGTTGGACCAGACATAAAATTATGCGGTGGAAAACATCATACGACTAATAATGCAATGGAAATGACTGCTGTTATTATGGCAATTCAGGAGTGTTTAAAACGCGGTATTCTTGAGATAAGACTATTCACTGATAGTAATTATGTCAAGAATGGTATAACTTCGTGGATTAAGAATTGGAAAAAAAATGGATGGCGTACATCAACAGGTACTCCGGTAAAAAACCAAGAATTGTGGGTTCAAATTGATTCTCTTTCTCGGCAGATGAAAATTGTGGAATGGCATTGGGTTAAAGCACATAATGGTAATGCCGAGAACGAAGAAGTGGATAAACTTGCGCGAGATTTTGCAAAAAATATATCTCATCGGGTTGTATAATATGGGTGTTCTTATAAAACTTCCAGGTGATAACACACAGTTTGCATCAATTTACGACAATTTAATAAGTATCCAAAAGAGACCATGGTCCGACGGTGAAATCACTACATATACATGGATAACATCATGTACCATGAACATTTGGAAATCGGAAGAAGATTATACCAATAAAAAAGATCCCTGTGGTAGATATAACGTATTTGTTACCACAGATGAGCAACCAGTGGATGTTTATACAATATTATATGACGAATATAAAAATTCTATTCACTCTTATGAAGATAAATTTTAAAATCCCCGCCTAAAATAATGGAGCCTCACTCATGGTGTGAGAAGCAGGAGAAGCTTCTAAAATCGTGGGCAGAAAGAGCCGCGGGATATCGCTGGCTTCATAACCACGCACGCCTCCACTACAAAAAACAGAATGATTACCTGTCATATCCGAGTATAGTCATCGCGAGTATTACAGGTGTTGGGGGTTTCGCGGTTCTCAATCCAAGTGGTAATGAAAATGTTTCAAGTGAGACCCGAGCCAAGATTATGATTATTCAGTACCTTTTTGCGTTTCTCAATGTTTTGGGTGGTATCCTCACATCTATAGGTAAGTTTAGTCAAAGTTTGAGTCTCTCAGAGGCACACTCTGCGATGTGTGTCCAATATTCAAAGTACTATAGAAATATAGATATGGAATTATCTCTCGATGAGAATGATCGCACGTGTGTTGTCGAGTTTGTTAAGAAGTGTCGTGAAGAGTATGACAGACTTCTCGACGAAGCCCCGGATATTCCCTCAATATCTATACAGGCTTTCAATTTGGAGTTTCCAGATAAAGTCAATAAACCCGATGTATGTAATGGTCTAAGTATCATTATATGTGATGAGACCTCTTCACAACTCGCATCAAGACGAGCGGTGACCAGATGGTTGGGGGCACTCAAGGGTATTACCCGTAAGAGCAGGGATATAGATGATTTAGCGAGGATGGAAAGCGTTTAAAGATGCAAGTATCAATATGTTTAATGGATAAACTTTTAGTGGAACTTCCAAACTTTGTTTCACATGAATTGTGTAAAAAGATTATTGACAAATTTGAGAATGATGATAAAAAACACGAAGGTTTTTTACGTTATAAATGTGGTGAAAGTATAGTAAATCGAGACAAATTTAACACACAGTTGTTTATAGGTGAATTAGATAATTGGAAAGAAATTAATTCTGAAATATCAAAATATATGAGTAAAGTTCCAACGGAATATTTGAGACAAGTGTATTACAATTTTAATTATGACCAAGAGCATCATCCATATGATAGATTTATGGATATTCAAAGCACGCGACATCAAGGTTGTAATATTCAAAGAATTAAGAAAGGTGATAAATTTATGTGGCACTGTGACAACTCACCAAACGGTAAGGCATTTTTACAGGTTATATTATATTTAAATACACTTGATGTTCATGAGGGGGGGTGCACCGAATTTTCAAATGGTAGAATGATCAGACCCGAAATTGGCAAAATATTAATATTTCCATGTTCATGGACATTTCCACATCAAGGAAATGAAGTGAAAGCAGATTTTAAGTACATTTGTACAACCGTTATACACGCGGAGGGTTGGTTATAAAGTACATGACTTGTCAGCCACTAAAACATAGAAAGTTATAAATAGAATTAACATTGACAATAAAATTTCCTGTCTTTGTGGAAAGAGTGATAAACCTAAAATTAATAAACACAATATATACATGTACAAAAATTGTGTGTATTCAATTAGAGCTCTGGAGTAACGATCAAATCCCAGAGAACCTGGGTATGACACGAAAATGGCATCACTTTCATGTTTTTTGTCCAAAGGTCCAAAGTTTTTGAAAATCTTTTCATCTTCATCAACCTTTATGAAATCATATTTTTGACATATAGTATTGAGATTTACCTGGTCATCTTCACATTTTAGTGAAAGTGCTTCGTCTATCACCAGCTTTAAATATTTGGCATATCCCATGTAAAGACCTGAATTTGCCATTGTTTCACCTTTGCATATACCAAAAACTGTCTCTTATACACAT